ATGGGCAGATCCCGAGCTGCACAGCAGGACACACGATGAAACTCTGAATGATGGAACGTTCATCGACGTGCAAGTCAGGTTGTCGCGAGCCGGCGAAACTCAAATGTTCATCGGGATTTATGCTCCCGATGGCATGGCTTTGTATGAAGAGGCTGATGACTCCCACCCTCGCGAATCTATGACCCGGGCACTGGCTTGGGGTGTCGGTCGAGCTCGAAAACTGGCCGTTGATGGAGGTGCGAGTCCTCGCCGAGCGGCTTCCTCCAAATAGCGGCTGATGGACACTCGTTTTTTGCCACTGGAGTAATCCAATGAAACGGCGAGAAGAGTTTTTGGCAAAAGCCTTAGAAGTACATCGTGAATACGAAGAAGCCACCGCCCAGATTCAAGTGATGATTCGGGAGGGTAATGCTGCTGGGCAAGAGTGGGATGCAGCTGTTGCTCGCCAAATTCATGCACTTAAGGTCTGGTCAGAGCTGCCTCAGCAGTTCTCTAGTAATCACGAGGGCGGCGTTCACGGCGGCGGCTGACTTTGAAGCGTAGGCGCAGCTACCGGTGGTCAGGTCAGGTGAATCACGTACCGCGGCTCCTAATCCACCGATTGAGAGGCGACTGCTTCCCAATGGCGGTAAGTTCCGCCTGGGGCAACGGCCATGGCATCTATCGATGACTTCAGGATTGAATCACACAAGCTTTTGATGGAATTGGACGCTGCCACGATGGGGATGATGATGTTGGTATCAACCAAATGCGTTTCAGGGCCTGAGTGGGTTGCAGCAACAAAGCGACAACACGAAGCGTATAAGCGTTGGGATGCGTTTATAAATTCTGTAGGCGGAATGGATTCTGATTGAAAGTCTTAGGTGGCCCGATGCAGCTATAGGGGCTGATTTTGTTGGGGGGAGGGAGTAGGTAGTGTTTCCGCAACAATTAGGCAATCAGCCTAAATACAGGATTGGATCCATTTGATATTATCTTGCCACTTACTCAGCTCTGGCTCTTTACCAGGCAAGGATTGCTAGGCCAGAGTTGGGTGAGCTCTTAGGTCATTCATTGACCTCCTGAAGTAAAGGCGCTTCATGCTGCCTCCTTAATCTGCTGCCGGAAGACCGGAAGGGCTCCGGCCTGCTCACGCACCGCGCGCATATCTTCCTCGTCGTAACCCCAGATGTTGCTGTCGTCGAACCGTTCAGGACCGAGATACCCTGGATGCAGCTGGTTGCCGGTGCAGATGTAGTCGCGGAATTCTTTGATCAGGTTCTTCAGCGTACCGCCGTGGCTGAAGCCGCGCCATCTCCCTCCCCATACCGTGTCATGTGTGAATATGCGCTTGCCGCTGTGGTCGTCGATAAACCAGACCTTGCCGCGGGCGTCGACCTCCATGCTTGCGTAGCGATTCACCGTCTGGCTGTAGAAGAACCGACGTCCGTGATCGGCAATGATCCGGATTGCCTGGTTGACCTGATCGGCGCGCTGGCGCTTCAAAGCGAGTTTGTTTTCTGTGGGCATGGGGCGTCCTATGCCGGGTCATGCCCGGGCGGTGGAGGGTGGTGAGGGATCAGCTACAGTCCTGAAGTTGCCGACGGAGGTGCTTATGCAGCTGTGGATATTTGGTGCGATGGTTGGCGTGGTGTTCGGCTTGGTGTGGCAGGAGTTTCATCGGGTAGCAAAGCATTTGAACGACTTAAAAGACGACTACCGGCGCCTAGAGGATGAGATGAAAGAGCTTCGAAAACGCGTCTACCTGCTTGAGGCTGACGATGATTGATCAGGCCGCGAGCCGCTGGTAAAGCTCGATGATGTCGGCGGCGTTGGCGCTGACCAGCGCTTCCGCCTCATCCGGGCAGACGCTGTTGCCAATCAGCCTGACCTGGTCCGTCTTGTTGATGTCTCGCCACTCTTCGGCGCCGGTGGCCGGATCGACGAACAGCCCGCGATCGATGATGTAGTCTTTGTCGAAGCCTTGCGCTGCCTTCAACTCAGGCGGCTGCAGCATGCGCAGGGTGATGTCGACCAGCACATAACCGCCGACCATTACCAGGTCCGCCGGGTCTTTGAAGTGTTCCGGCAGATGTTCATGCATGAAAGCAGCGCAGCGGCGCGCGCCTTCCAGTTGCTCAGGCGTCAAGGTGTCCGGCACCTGTACGACCTCGACCAGCGCGACTCGATCTTTCGTCGGTAGGGTGTGCATCGGCTCGGTGAGCGAAATGCCGTCCTTCTCGTTGCCGTAGTACTTCACCAGATAGGCGTTCACCAGTCGCTGGTTGGCGCCTGATTGGCAAATGGTCGAGACTGGGTCGTAGGCTGAACGGCCGTCGCCTTTGTAATACCCGCCATTTGCCTGTTCGAAGAATGCAGCCGATACCGCGTGATGTCCGCTAATGGTAGCGACCACGCCGAGAGGACCGTCAACGTCAGCACCGACCGAACCTTTCCGCAGTGTCACCATGTTCGCGGCTGCCATAGCGAAGTGGCCACCCTTTACCTGTGCCACTTGAGTTCGCAACGGCTCCTGCACATCAAAGTTGCGCTGCGATGATCCGTTGGCGCATTCGGTAAGGAAGGGCGCCGCTACGGACTGCACCAAGGCGTGGTGCGTGCCGTCGGCGCTGATGGTCGACAACGCCTCGTCGACACCATGGGTACTGGTGTGAGCTTTCGATGTTCCGCGCATCGGCACAATGAACGGCTTCGCGCTGGTCAGCACATGCCGCCAGCAGCCCTTGGCCACGCGGCGCATAGTGTTCACAGCCATTGGCTTGTCACGGAAGATCGTGCGTCCAAGGTTGCTCCAGTCAATGCATTCCGCGGCGGTTCGCCAAGGTTGCTGCTTCACCGTAGGCACTTTGTGGCGCGTTGGTGCTGGCCAGACAATCGGCGTTCCGTCGCTGCGTGCTATTAGGTACAGACGTTTCCGAATTGTCGGGGCATTGGCGTTTGCCGCGATGCGTTCGCGCCATTCGACGTTGTAGCCTAGGCCGCGAACAAGCGCTTCCACTGGAAGGAACTCGCCGATCGACTCAAGAATTTCCGGCATGTCGGGGTGATAGGCCGGCAGCCCGGTGCTGAGCGCGGCAATAAACGATTTGAAGGTGCGACCGCGCTCGGCCTTGATTGGCTGGCCTTCCTCATCGATTGGACCCCAGTCGCAGAACTCTTCAACGTTCTCCAGGAACATCAGGCGCGGCCGGGTGGCGTGCGCCCAGCGAACAACCACCCAGGCGAGCCCGTGCACCCCGCGGTTACGTGGTGCCCCGCCCTTGGCCTTGCTGTGATGGCGACAATCTGGAGAGGCCCAGAGAATGCCAACCGGCTGGCCGCCGGTAGCATGGACCGGATCTACCTCGAACACGTCCGCAACATAGTGCGCTGTCTGCGGGTGGTTGGCCCGGTGAACCGCCAAGGCGATCGGATTGTGGTTTACCGCGACATCTGGCTCCCGGTACGCCCGGGCTATTCCGGTGCTGGCACCGCCGCCACCGGCGAACAGGTCCACCACCAGTTCTTTTTCGAACGGCAGGCCCATGCTTAGCTGGCCATGGATGAACTGGGGTTTCTTGTGTTGTGCGGACATAAGGGATCCTCACGGTATAGTTCCGGGATCTACAGGGGAGTGGTGTATGGGGATTGCAAGTGTTTTGGCGTGGATTGAGGCTCATCCAGGACTGGCGTCTTGGGTTCAGGCAATAGGTGCCATCGCGGCCCTTGGTCTCGCTTTATGGATACCTAGCCGGCAACGCCATGTTGATCGACAAGAGGCTGAAAGAAAGAGAAGGTCAATGTTGCTGGTGTTCTTGGTCGAGTGTGAATGGGTCATAGCCATCACCCAGAAAGACTCTGCTACGTTGGATGTTCGGAAAAAGCTTATTCGCGAGTTGCTCGCAGGCGTTCGATTAGTGATTGAGGCAGACACCGATCCTGATAGTGCTGCAGACTGTCTGAGACTGAAATATAACTTCGAAGGCCTACTTTTTGAGTTGGAGGAGAATGAAGTGGATATTGAAAAGTGGGAAAGATATACAGAGCGTGCGCTAAATCGAATTTCGGCTGTTAAAGAAGCTTATTGTGCTGGTATTCAAACCGCGACTAATTAAAAAATAACCCTCTGTACCGTGGCGTGATGCATTGAAGTGGGGTGTTTTGTGTTCGGCTCGGCATGGAGCCGGAGGAGAGCAAGAAATGGCGAAAAAACTAAAGTTCTGGGGGGTACTAGGGACTGTTGTTTATTTGGTGATAATTGCCGCAACTGTTGCGCTGAAGTTTGACAGTTTTTTAGAGCTCAAGCTCAATGAGCTTGGTGACTTTCTCGCAGGAGCGTTCGGGCCAATAGCTTTTTTATGGCTGATTCTTGGTTTTTCACAGCAAGGTCGCGAGCTAAAGCTGAGCTCCGATGCTTTGCAACTTCAGGCGGCAGAGCTAAAAAACTCTGTTGAGCAGAAGAAAGAACTAGTTTCAGTCTCAAGGGAGCAGGTGTAAGCCGAATTAGACAACATGCGGACTGCCAGGGAACAGCGCGCAAAATCAATTCGGCCGCTTTTTGCAATCGCCGAAAATGGTGGCGCTCATTCAGGTTCAAATCATGAAATGGCATTTTCTGTTCAAAACTTAGGTCACCTGTGACGAGTGTGAGTTTTGATTTTTTGGGCGATTTTAAGTTCATTAGTCAAACGAAACACTTGATGGGGCATAAAGATATAGTTCACTTTAAATTTAGTTTTGATGGTAGTGGTGAAGGGGTGGGGGACAAGCTTACAGTGACTTATCTTGACGCGGACTTCACACCAGGTGTGTGCATGTTCGATATCTCGGTTATTGCAGGTGATAGTTATCCAGGATTGAAGCTGCAACAGCTTTAAGTTCTTCTTCGGCTGGCGTGATTCGTTGAAGTGGGGTATTGGTATTTGGCCAGTAATTCAGTGGGGACAGGTGGCCGATATGATTTGTGGCGAGTGCGAAAAGTTAAAGGCTCAAGGTTCTGAAGCCATTCCGCATCAGTACCTGAAGGTGGCAGGTAGCAGCACGCTCAAGCCTACGGGGCGACCGAAAATTATCACTACGACCTCTCGCTGTTCCTGGGTTCGATAGATCAAACCGTAGCCAACACGGCCTATTCGACAACTTTCGGGCTGCCAGCCCCATTTGTTGGCGCGTACACAGTCATACCAAACGTTTCGGGGGTAAACGTCTCTAACGTATTTTCTGGTTATTCGCGTGGCTCACAACTAACCGGATAAACTTACAGTATTGTCCAGGCTTGGAACGTAGTCCAAACCTACAATTACACTGTTATCGTTATAGGACGGTGGTTCTAATGATTATAAAGCTTTCACCGCTCAGCTCAGACGAGACGCTTGAAGTGGTTAAGTCCGGAGATATACTGAAAGTTAACGGCGAAGACTTCGACTTTTCACAAATTGGCGAAGGCGATACTTTACCAGCTAGTGCCATTTCGTCAGAGTGGTTTAATCGAGGTGCAGTTGA